AGTTAAATAAACATCCTGTGCTCCATAAGCTACTAATTGAAGAAGACCACCACCCATTTACGCTATATTCTTTATACTATTAGAGGAGAAAAAAAAAAGGGCTTTATTATATTCGTTACATTTATTATATATTTAACAAATCAAATTTATTATTTATAATAATTTATAATACATAATAATACATAATATTTAATTGGAATAGGCTAACCCTCCCATACCAGATAGGATTCGTAGAACATTGTAATTTACAGCATATATATTGATACCATCATAGGTTACAGCAGCAGGAGTAGAATGAATATTAAAAACACTCTTAGTAGTAACCATAAGCGTAGCAGTATCAATACGAGACATATTTAGAGTGCCACTTGGTTGATGATCCTCAGGTTTAAGCGCGAATGAATAAACATTGATACCAGGATTAGATGGAATATTAGTATGATGTTGATATGGTTGTACATATGAAAAGTAAGTTCCATCGCGAACGCTGAAACGGTCATTCCCATTTAATTGAAGTATAGCATCCTTAAATGGAGTAGATGCTACTGATGGAGCCATATTTAATCCAGTAAAATCAAAACCAGCCATATAATTTGAAGCACTGAAATTAGTAATATTATTAATGCCATTACCTGTTGGCAATGTTGTTGGTAGTTGCTCGCCAATTATTGAACTAGTGAAATCAACATGATCTTTATCAGTATAATTATACCAGCATGCTTTCTTAATATAATTATTAGGTTTAGCTACCCATATTAGTTCTTTGCAAGGATGATTAAAATTTAGTTTGATACGATTATTAGCATTATTATTGAGTGTTTCAGTTCCAGTAAATTGAAGTTGTTCAATTAAATACTCGTGCGATAGTTGAGCAAATCGGCGGCGTTCATCAGTATCAAGGAATATATAGTCAACCCATAGAGACATGTCAGTAATATCAGCAACAGTACCAACAGCACTGCCGTCAGTTGGTATTGTTTCTAAAGATGTTGAGTTTTCTGTCATATCCAATAAATGAATAAGACATTTACTCTTTTGTTCAAAATCAATCTTAATTTTAACTTCGTGATATTGAAGAGCGATTAAAGGAAGAGCAAGACCTACATTACGGCAAAACCAAAACTCAAGAGGAATATATAGAGTTGTATCATTGAATGAAGTTATATCTTTGTCAGCCCCAACCATAGTATCATAACCATAGCGTTTGCCACAAGGTAGAGAAAGTTCATTCCAAATATATAGCCAATCAGAATAATGCTTATCTATTTGTTGTCCACCTATTTCAATAACAACCGAATTGATAAGACGAAGACCAATGTAATTTACATATCGGTAACCAGCTGTCGGGGAAGCAATTCCTGTTATTTTTGGTAATGTTACTTGAAGATATACGCGGTTAATTAAATCACCATTACGAGATATTTGACAATTTACAGTTTGCCCGTATCCCGGAGTTCCGTTAAATGTTTGTTGGATAGCCTCAATAGCAAAGTTAGTATGACGACGATATACAACCTTGAAGAAGGTAATTTGAGGATTACCTGTTAAATAAACATCCTGTGCTCCATAAGCTACTAATTGAAGAAGACCACCACCCATTTACGCTATATTCTTTATACTATTAGAGGAGAAAAAAATATGAATTAAATGTATGTATTAATATATTTATTATATAAAAATTAATATTAATTATTCTATTATAAGGATGTTCAAAGAAAAATCATCAAAAAAAAAATATATTTCTGACAATAATGAGGTTTTTACATTAGATGCGATGCACAACAATATTATAAAGAAGTTTGAACTTACAAACAAAGACAAAGAAAATTACAAGATATTGTTATGTGATTTAGAACTTCAGTCAAACCTTATTATGGAAAATATAGAAACCTATAAAAATTTACAAGACAAGGAATATATAAATAATTTATGGACAAGCAATATTATTATAAGAGAGAAAATAATTGAACTAAAGAACAATATTAAAGAGTTAGATTCATATAATGAAATTGAATATTATAAAAATACAAGTTATATATTATTTCAATATTATGATACTGTTGAAAAACAATCTAATATAAGTAATACACATGCTTCCATATCTAATGGAATATGTATTTCTTCAAGTGAATTGCTAAGCAGGCAACCAAAGATATACAAGAATGACTCAAAGAAAAAACGCTCATCGGTTTCAGCGACAACAATAAATGTATTAGATGCTCTTAATAATTTAAATATAGAAAATATAGAAAATATAGAAAATAATTTAATTAGCGATAATAAGCAAAGCAAAAATAGTGATCTAAATAATACTTATGATTGTTCAGCTAATTATAAGGATAATGTTATAGATAAAAGTTCCCTTGTTGATAAATACATGTCTATAATAAATAAAAAGTATGTTAGAAATGTTGAAGAAGAGGATATAGAAATTTGTAAAAATTGTAAAAATCAAATGACATGTTTACAGCATGATGCTATAATAATATGTAATATATGCGGTTATCAAGAATTACTTTTGGTTGAGCAGAATAGACCTATATTAAAACAGAATACAAAGGATACATCTCATTTTAGTTACAAACGTATCAATCATTTTAGGGAATGGTGTAATCAGGTTCAAGGCAAAGAGAGTACAGATATTCCTGATGAAATATTTGAAAAAATCTTAACAGAAATAAAGAAAGAAAAGATTATTGATACAAAAACAATCACATATAATAAAATGCGGGATATTCTCAAACGGCTCAGAATAAATAAATATTATGAGCATATAAATTATATTATTAATAGGATAAATGGAATTCCAACTCCACAATTTAGTCAAGACCTTGAAGATAAATTATGTAATATGTTTAGAAATATTCAAGCACCATTTTTAAAACATTGTCCGAAAGATAGAAAGAATTTTTTATCATATAGTTATGTTTTATATAAGTTTTTTCAAATATTAGGATTGAACGAATATCTTAAATATTTTCCGCTATTAAAAAGTAGAGAAAAGCTATATGTTCAAGACCAAATATGGAAGAAAATATGTTTAGAACTTAATTATGAAATAATACCTTCATTATAATAATTTATATTTTAGTTAAAACTTAAACTCCATTAGGAAAACCAACCATTCTAAAACCAGCACCTAAGCCAACGCCTTGTCTTGCCCCAGCCGAAACAGCAGGAGATAATAGATCAAGAACAGAGAATGTGCATGCGGCTGTTAAAGCAAGCATCAATATTTCACTCAAATCTAATTTATTATTAGGTAATATCAATGCTACAAAAGCAACTATAAGACCTTCAAAAGAATATTTAAGAAGTCTTATTACAACATCCCAAAAATCAAGAGAATATTCCATTTTTTTTTAATTTATTACTATTATAATAATATAAAATATTTTTAAGGTATTTAAAAAAAGTAATTAGTAGTGTATTATAATAATAATATTTTTTTCTAAATAAAATATATATAAGATTTATAATATATTATATTATTAGAAAAGATACTATATAATGTCAGCAGAAGAAACTACTAATGTTACAAGTGTTAAAGAAGTTGATTATCTTGACGAAGATAAACCTATTAGAGGGCAAAATTTTGTTTTATTGTCTTTTCTGAGTCCCGAAGATGTTCTTGTAAATAAAGAAGCGTATATGTTTAGTAAATTTATTACTAAATTTAGTTCTGATATGAAAGAACTTTTGGATGGTATCGCATCAAAATATAGTGATTCAAAAGATTTTGTTGATTCTGTTAAGGAAAATAATTCATATATCTTTAATCCTAAAGATATGAGTGAACAATATGGATTTTTTAAATCTGTAAACAATCAAGATCTTGAAACGTCATATCACCGTGATAATAATTTTATTACATCAATTAGAGGTATCAAAGTAAGAGGTGTATTTGATACTATTGATGAAGCCAAAACTCGCAGTGAGTTTATTAAGAAGCTTGATAATAAGTTTAATATTTATATTGCTCAAGTAGGTTGCTGGTGTCCATGGTCTCCCAATCCAGATTCCTTAGAAAATCAAGAATATGCGGAAACACAACTAAATACTCTAATGAAAGAATATAAGAAGAATATGAATGATAAGGATGTTGTTTTTGAAAATAGAAAGAGCTCGCTTTTTAATTCAGCATCTAATTCTAAAGGAAATGAAATAATTATTGAAGGAACAGAAGATCCTATAGAAGGAGCTATAAATAAAGTAGCAAATACAGAAGGAACTGAAGGCACCGAAGGCGAAGAGATTGAATTATCTGAAATTAAAAAAAGCATTGAACAAGTTGATGCTTGGAGTTCACAAAAGCTCGGAATTGAATAATTTATATCTTTAGTTATAGGTTGTTTAATAATAAATCTAATATATTTATTAATAATAAGAAATGAAAGCAATAGCAATATTTTTATTATTTATAGGGTCTATAATGATTATTCAAGGATATTATAATAATAAATCTGTATGTAAAAAAGACAAAGTTGTAGTTAAATATATACCACGAAGTGTATATGAAGAACAATTAAAACCCGAAGAAAGTCTTCAAACATTTTACAAAAGCATGTTTGAAGATATTTTATTACACTAATGTTTTATTTTTATCCTTAATATTAGTAAATGGATATATTAAAAGATATTGAAAAAAACTTTCTAAATATTAATATATATAACAAAAATGCTGATAACGCAAAATTAAATATTATTAAAAAACAGATTGATGAATATTTTAAATTTAAAAATGAAGAAAATAATATAATTATGGAAAAAAAATTTAAATATGAAGATAAATACAAGAATCCAAGAGAATTAAATAATTATAATTATAAACAATTTTTAGAAAAAAAGATGTATTTACATAATATATACAAGGAAACTAAATCATTATCAGATTTAAATGAATATTTAGATTGTAAAATTGAAAATTACGCAGAAATTCCTGAAATATATACTTATGAATATCTACATGTTAATGAACAATCTAACCCTACAAATAATGGCCTTATTGAAAAAGTTAAACCTAAAGAACCAAAAGAACCAAAAGAACCAAAAGAACCAAAAGTTAAACCTAAAGAACCAAAAGAACCTAAAGAACCAAAAGTTAAACCAAAAGAACCAAAAGAACCTAAAGAACCAAAAGTTAAACCAAAAGAACCAAAAGAACCTAAAGAACCAAAAGTTAAACCAAAAGTTAAACCAAAAGAACCAAAAGTTAAACCGGAAGCACCAAAAGTTAAACCGGAAGCACCAAAAGTTAAAGAATGTCCCGAAGGACAAATACTAAATCCAGAAACAAATAGATGTGTTGATAAAAAAGGTGTACTTGGTAAAAAATTACTTAAAAATTTACCTGATGATAAACACAAAAAATAATAAAACCTAAAGAAAAAATATAAAATAGATAATTAAATAGAAGATATATGGTAAAAAATATTCAAAATAATAAAGGTTTTAAAATAAATTGGTTAAGTTTTATCTTTGCTTTTCTATTAGGGATTATATATATTTATATATCATCAGCGCCTATAAGAAATGTAATAAAATATCCAACACCTTATAATGCTAATAAAATTGTATATATAAATGATGATAATCAATGCTATAAATATAACGCAACTGAAGTTAAGTGTACTGATACTTCATTAACACAACCTATAATATAATAATATACAATAAATTAATTATTTTTAAAATTTTTATAAATTAGAATAAGAATGAAAAAAAAGGGGCTTATAAAAGAACAATCGGGATTAAGAATTACAATAGATAGATTGTTTTACGATGATACAGGACAAATGATTGTAAGTGCTTTATTTGGTCTTGCTTTAGCATTATTGTTTAGGCGAATATGTAAAGACAATTGCGTATTATATTCAGCGCCTACAATAAAAGATATAGAAGAAAATGTATTTAATCTTGAAGATACTTGTTATAAATATAAATCTTATCCAGTTAAATGTAATTCTATAGATAACCCATTAAAACCTTATGATATTAATAAAATACCAGATAACTTAATTAAGACCCCTGGTTTTTTTGAAAAAATGTTTTCATCTACTTAATAAAATAAACATAAATATATTATTTGCGTTTATTTTTTTTATTACCAATTTGACTAAAACATTTTTCAAGATGATTATGAAGTTCACACCATACACAATATGGGTCTTTTATATTAATTTTTTTGCGGTTAGAACAAGAGCAACACTGGTTTAAAGCAGGTTCCAATGCTGATACATATGTAGGAGGTAAAACATTTTGTTGTTTAGGAGGAGAAGGAGTTTTATCAATTATCAAGAATTGTTTGTGTTGTTTAGGAGGAGAAGGAGTTTTATCAATTATCAAGAATTGTTTGCGTTGTTTAGGAGGAGAAGGAGTTTTATCAATTATCAAGAATTGTTTGCGTTGTTTAGGTGGAGATGGTTGTTTAGGTGGAGATGGTTGTTTAGGTGGAGATGGTTGTTTAGGTGGAGAACTATCTTCTATTGTGAATTTAGTTCTTGTTAATTTTTTATGCGTAGGAGAAAAAGAACCAATAAGGTAAATTTTTTTAATTTTTGATTGTTTAGTATGGGAAAGACTTTTAATATTTTTTTGCTTTGATAAAAGTTTAGCTTTTGTCTTTTTTTTCATTTTTGACGGAGATAAAAAATCTTTAATTATAATATTTTTTGTCATATTGCGTTCTTTAATTATATTATTTATTTTATTTAGAAAACTATATATATTTGCGTAATATAATTTATATTGAAAATATTATATATCAATAGATATAAATATAAGAATGTCAACACCTATAAATACATTACCGCTAAAAACACAACAAACAAATGTTAGTGATTCAAATGATATTAATGACCCATTAGTTCAAGATGTTTTAAGTGAATTTCAAGAAGAACTAATGATGTCAAAACAACCTAAACCACCGCAAATGTCACCAGATAATTTCATGCACCAGCAACAAATGATGTTACAACAACAAATGATGCAACAACAGCAAACGCAACAACAGCAAACGCAACAATTACAAAGACAACAACAGCAACCACCACCACCACAGCATAATATATCTAAATATGAGAACATGACATCATATTTAGATATAGAAGTCGCAAAAAAAAGCTTGATATTAGTTATAGTTTCTTTAATAATATATAATTCAGGAATTATCAATGTTATATATGAAAAATTACCCGATTATTTACAAGATAACTTAAACAGTTTTGATATATATATAAAATCGGTATCATTATTTTTAATTATTTATGTGCTATCGTTTTTTGAATATATTTAAGTAATTTATAATCTATTCTAATCTTTTATATGCTAACATTGGATCATTTACATAGTTTCTATTTGATGATGACCATACATTAAAAAATTTAAACAAGAAAAATATACAAATGAAAAATGATAAGAAAATTATAAATATGGTTATACCAAATAATACAGAATAAGATAATATATCATAGTTATCTTTATTAATTACAACTATTGAAATAATAATTATAGCATAAAATAGCATAAATAATGATAAAATTGATATAAAAAAATGTTGGTTTTTATCACTTATGTTATATGCCCATACTAATGATCCGCATACTATAATAGCGAGTGCGGAAAAGCCTATAATAGTAAAAGTTTTTTCTATTACCCTGTCATTTTCTTCATTTGAAACAAATTTTTCAAACATTATTTAATTTTTTCTCTTAATAATAATCTATATTTTTTATTTTGTTATATTATATTATATCATATGAAAGAGACCCTAAATATATATTATTAGTGTCATATCCGCGAATATGATTTTTTTTAGTATCTAATCCCTGTGAACCATATACATCTTCATTATAAATACCTTTGTCAACACCAAAAAATTCATTGTTATATTCTAATGGATTAACTATATTAGATTGTGCTGCCAAAAGGTTTTCCTCTGTTATATAAGGAACGAGAGAATTACATGTGCTATTATTTGTTGATGCGTCAGTAGGTATTGATAATTTTTTTTCATTATCAAGATGTGCCATATTCATTTCACATTTATCATTGGACGGTTCCTTAGGGGTTGTTTTAACATCTTCCTGTTGATCTTTGTATTTTTCTATATCTTTTTTATTATTAAATTCACTTGTATATATTCTAAAATATATTGATAATAAACATATTGATAATATAAAACCAAAAATATTATCAACAACTAATAGACATAATACACATGTTAAAGCTAAGTAAAATTGTATCATTACATCTTTAAAAAGGAGTTTAAAAGGTAATTCTTTAACAATTAATATAATTACCAATAAAATTACAGCTAAAAATCTTAAAGAATTAACAATTATCATAATTAATTTTAATTACTTATCTACCTATAATCCATATAAAAAATTGACACACATATATATATGTATTTAAATATAAATATTATTAGCAATAATAATGTATTCAATCTTATCAAAAAATGGTTATGGTATATTGAAATCTGCTTTAGACGAATATAAACTTGAAAGTATTAAAAAAGATTTAACAATGATTCCTAAAGTTAATTTTGATATAGGAGCATCAAAAAATAAAAAATCATCAGCGGACGATTTAACTTTTTACTTATATAGTGAAAATGAAAAAAGAATATATATTCCCCGTTTTTATGGATTGCAAAAATATGGAGCACCATCATTATGTAAATTAACAGGTGGTCAAGATATAAATATTGATTTTATTGGCTCTCTTAGAGAATCTCAGAAAGAACCTATTGAAAACTTTTTGAAAGCAGCTCACGATCCTCTTAAAATGGGTGGTATTATTTCAGTTCCTTGTGGTTTTGGTAAGACAATTATGAGTCTATATATTGCTTGTTCCTTAAAAAAGAAAACTATGTTTATAAGTCACAAAGATTTTCTAAATCAGCAATTTATAGATACTATTAAACTATTTGCCCCTGGAGCAAAAGTAGGAATAATTAAACAAAAAAAAGTTGAAGTTGAAGGCAAAGATTTTGTAATTGCTTCTCTTCAGTCTCTTGCGATGCGCGATTATGATATTGGAATATTTGATGATATTGGTTTTGTAATTATTGATGAAGTTCATCATACTGGAGCACAAGTATTTTGTAAAGCATTTCGGAAATTAAACAATCCAATAATTCTTGGTTTATCGGCAACATTAAATAGAAAAGATGGAATGCGTCGTGTATTTGAATACTATATTGGTAAATCAGTATATACTTTGAAGAACAAAGAATTTTGTGATGTTATTGTTCAGGTTCATAAATATTTTGAAACTCATATTGATTATTCTACTGTAAAACTTATGTGGAATGGAAAAGAAAATGGTGCTGGAATGATAAATAATATTTGTTCTTTTAAACCAAGAACTGAATATATTATATATCTATTGAAAGAACTTTTAAATAAAGAACCTGATAGACGTGTTCTTATTTTAAGTGAACGCAGAAACCAATTAAAAGATATTGAGAAATATATTATTGATTATAATATAGCTAATAGTAGTTATGGATTTTATGTAGGTGGTATGAAACAGTCTGACCTTGCTGTATCATCTGAAAAACAAATAATTCTTGCGACATTTCAACTTGCTTCAGAGGGATTTAATGTACCTTCATTAAATACAGTAATATTCGCAAGCCCAATTTCAGATATTCAACAATCTATTGGACGTATTTTAAGAGAAATCCCTGAAAAAAGAAAATATATTCCATTATGTATTGATATTTTTGATGATTTTTCAATATTTAAAAGAAAAGGTGCTTCCAGATTAAAATTTTATAATAGCAATAAATATAATGTATCCTTTTACATTGATAATGAAAAAATTGATTCAGAAAACAATAATGACGAAGTAAACGAAGTAAACGAAGTAGGCGAAACAGATAATCCTAAAAAAAAATTAATGTTTATTGAAGATATTGAAAATGAATGAATACTATAATTATATTATATTATAATATTATAGAATTAAATATTTATTATGAAATATGAAGGATATTATCCTATAATTTTTGTATTTATAGGATTTGTATTAATCTTATTATATTACTATAATATACAAAAACAGCAACAGAACCAATCAATAAATAATATTAATTGTAATTATCATGGTAACAAGTGTAACCAAGGTAACCAAGGTAACCAAGGTAACCAAGGTAACCAAGGTAACCAATGTGACACATCTATTAAATACAATAAATATAATGTAGATGATGACCATATTAAATTATATAAAGATCCAGCAAATTATAAAAAAACAAATAATTTAAATAATATTAATAATTATACATATAATATTGATAATATTGATATTCTTAAAGATAATAATAATAATTTCAATAATGATAGTAAGCTTGGAAATAAAAACTTATCAACATATGAAAAAGAATTAGAGGAAGTATATAATTCAACATTAAGAGGAAATATTAATGATACAAATGAACCAGATGAAATTTTTAATTATAGTGTAAAACCTAATAAAACGGATTTACCTATTATAAATCCTCCATTACAATTACTACAATCTAATGCGCCTCTGCGATTATCTGAGAGACATATATCATTTGATTAGCTTCTAATCAAGCGAAGTTGATAGTTATAATTTGCAACTATAATATTTTCTATACGAGGACATACTTTGTTATATTTAGCAAACGCATCAAAGCTATCCATAAAATTAATTATTTCTTTGTCTGTATTCACATTATACTCATATGTGAATGGATTCATATTGTAATAGCAGTTGTAATTAGCCCTTTTAGAAACTCTTAAATTCTTCCAAACGCAATCAGAATTAATACACCAGCGTCTCAATTCAATTTCTTCTCCTTCTTCACCTTCACTGTCAGTATCATAATTAGACACTAATTGCCCTGTTTCTATCCCTATCTTATCATAATAGATAGTATTATCTGTATTTGCCATCATTACTGACATATCGTAATATTTTTTAAGATTTTCATTTTTTTCCATAAGCTCAAATGGCATTACAATTTCTTGAACATACTTATTTCTATACGTATGCGGATTAATCATCTCAATATAAATTTTTTCATCTTTTTTAATAAACATGATGATGAACGGTTCACGATTGTGATGAAAATGATATGCTGAAAACTGAAGCGCACCAGCACTGTATTCTATGTATTCTGATGAAGTAGAAGCAGATGAAGCAGATGAAGCAGATGAAGCAGCAGTAAGAGCAGACATTTCAAATGTTTTATATGTATGTCTTTTAAATTACTTCAAGTTGTTCTTTGCGATTTCTTGTTTTACTGTTGGTAGTGTTGAAACAAGACGGGCAAGCAATAGTTGGCTCGTAATTATTAATATAATATTACGTAATCAATTTTTATTATTTTATAAAATTTTTAGAACATATCTGTATTATATAAGAAATATATGATATTGTTGTAATATAAATAATGAGTAAATTTAAATTTACAATGTATTGTGTATTTCACCGAGAATTCTTTTTAAGAGATGATAATAGAGAATTTATATTTTTTGGGGTTAATGAAGCATATCGTAAAAATAATGAAAAAAGGGATAATGTCATATATGAATATGAATTAGAAATATATAATCCTTTTTTACAAAAAAGAGGTTATATGGAAACATCCGCATATCTTCATGTATATTGGAATAAGCTATATAAAAATAATGATATGGTTGGTTTTTCACAATATGATATGATACATTATAGCAATTATGATAATCTCAAAATAGATACAATTTATTTATTACCAGTTGGAGGATATATAGTTGAAAATGGCATTTGGAATTATTTAATGTTTAGTGATATTAATAATCTAAATTTTTTTATTGATAGCTATAATAAATTTTTTGGTAAAACATATACAATTAGAGAATTAGAAGGTATTCCATTGTCTCTTTTACAAACTAACATATATCCTGTAAAAATTTATGAAAAATTATGCGCGTGGCTTGAAATATTAATTGATGAAATATATCCATGGTCAAATATGCCACCATATCAAACTCATTTTGGCAGTATAGGAGGTTATACAGAAAGAGGGTTAGCAATATTTAATGCTTTTCAAATATATGAAGGCTGTAAATATGATTATTTAACAATTAACCATCAACGAATTGATTATGGATGTGACAATCAATATAATGAAAAATTATTTCTAAATAATTATAGTCAAGAAGTTCATGCTAAATATATAGATAATGTTACAGGAAAATATAATAATAATGAAAATAATGATATAAATTATTATATGTTCAAAGCTATTTGCTATTTAGATGGGATAACTTATAGCTGTGAAAGAATAGGAAAAAAAGATGAAACGATTGGATTATATTTTAAAAGAGATGATCATAGTAATTATAGAGAGGAAGGATTTGATATAAATGCTGAAGATCCAAGAATTTTTATTTTAAATGATACCGTTTATGTTGTATTTATTTGTTTATCTCCATATAAAAATCAAAAAAGTTGTATAGGAATAACACCTTTTAATGAATGGAAACCTACATTTTTACAAGTAGAAAATATGGAAAAAAACTATATAGAGAAAAATTGGGCACCATTTGTTAAAGATAACCAATTATATTTTGTATATAACTATGACCCTCTAATTATAATAAAATATGATTTTAATCCAAGTGGAATTTGTAAAGTTATTTATAGACAAGGGAATTGTTCTTTGCCTATTGATACTTCAACCACTTATCTAAGAGGAGGAAGCAACTTACAACATTATAAAGACGGTTATTATATTGGTGGTTGTCATTCAAGAGGCTATAGAACCTTTCAAGACTGCTTTGAACATTATACGCATATTATTTTATTAAATACTAATACATGGGAATTAGTGTATATTTCAAAACCTGTTATGTTTATATGCGATATAAAAGAAGAGTTTAATGCTTGGTTTGAATCTCCAGGTAGTAAAAAAAAACTTGATCTTTTAAATATTAATACAAATATCATTGCTGATAGAACACCGCATAAAATACAAGATCCAATAAGTTTATATTTAAAAGATAATAAATTTTACTTAACTATAAATATAAGAGATACAGTATCTCTTTTATATGAGTTATCATTTGCTAATTTATTTGATTTTATTAAATCAGGTAAAGACATTGGATATTATAATGATTTTATTGTAAAAACAATATCTATAATGATATAGTTTATATTTCAATTCCTAATTGTGGTTTAGCGCATTTATATTCAATATCATATAGCAACCCTTCTAAATATCTATGATTTATATGATAGTTTAATATATCAATTAAATTATCTCGCTCTTTTTTTTTTGCTTCTGATAAATTAAATATTCCTCCTATCTGTTCAATAATTTCTATATTCATATATATAATTTGCCTTATAAAGTCATGGAAATCTATTATATAATAAAATAATTCTGCTAAGCATCTAAATGAACCTTCCTTTTCTAAAATAAAACCATACTTATTCATATTTTTTGTAATTCCAGTAAAATAACTTGTTGTAAAATATGTATTATTAAATAATTCTAATTCTATCTTATTACTTTTGTATAAATTATATATGAAAAAATTATATATTTCTATCTTGTTTATATCAACATCCAATGATTTAATGTAATATGATTTGTAATAAAGAGATGTATTATATACTAAAGAATTATAAAAATTCTCAGAATCATATTTTATTTTATAGTTTGTATATTTTTTTACAATTTTATCAATACAAGAACTAACAAGAAAATCAGAGTAGTTCAAATTATCTATATATGGATTCTTTGTTATTTCAATCAACTTATTAAAACATTTTAGATTTTTATAATTATTATCTTTTTTCATATCAATTATAATAGATTTATATAACATTCTATATATATGTATTATTGTATCCTCTGGTAGCATATCTAAATACGAAGGCATATTAATGTATATGTATTATATATTTTTTATATCTTCTCATATTACGCAAAATATAAAAAATATATATAATACAATTATCATATGTTACAAACATAATATATTTATACCGCAATATACTTGGCAAACTCAGTTTGCTTATCTTTGCTTAGAATATTACTAAATAATATACGGAATATATCAGCATTCATGCCTTCTTTTTTATTAAGTTCAAGAAGATTAACAACATTTTTATCATCTTCTTGGCTAAATGATATTTCTTCAATTTTTTTACCTATTAATTTAATATTGTATTCAAGCATTAGATTAGTATAATCTATGACTAAATCTTTAAAACCTCTTCCTTGCTCATATCTATATCTAATTTTGAGAACTTCGTAAAATGAAGCAATATCTGTTGTGCTTGAAACTTCCATATTTTTCAAATCATTTGGGTTGATATTATAATATATATAGCATTTACTTTCTTGCGCACTTTTAATCTTAGTTGAAAAGTCTTCTACAAAATAAACACTATTTATAAACCACTCTCTTTCTTCTTTGTATATTAAATTATTGTAATTCTCATCATAATGTCTTTCATTTCTTATTACTTCAATTACTTGTTTTTTGTTTTCTATAAGCAGAATAGATAACTCATAATACATCTTCAAATACTCATTTTTCATAAGTTCTTCAAAAGGTATAATAATACTCCCTATGTTTTTAATATCAATATATATCAAATCACGAAACTTGATAAATAGAAAATATTTGTAATAGGCAATATTTTTAGGATTACGACATATGTCAAATACTCCTGAAAATTCCATATCTTTCATGTAATGATACTTGTAACAATACATCTTTTAGGATGATCGGCGGGAGTGGCAGTGGTTTTCACGGCTTTCTTAAACTTATGTATATCAACAATTTATGTGATATAATATAGGTTCTTGACTTTAATAATTAATATATTATATTAAATCAATTTTTTATAAATTTTTATTATAACTGAACATATTTAATATGAACAGATATTCAATAATATTATAAAAAATTGACTGATTTTATTTTAAATTGCTATAATAACAAGAAACACAATGGAAGAAGAACAACGCAATGAAATCAAAGAAAAGCTAAAATATATTTTAGGAATATCACAATGTAATCACAAAATAGAAATAATGAAAGAGGATAATATTAAATGTGCGCATATATATTGTAAAATTAATCAATTATCAGGACAAGTTTCAGGACCATTAATTGAATACTATATAAAAACAAAATATAGTATGGAAAAAAATAATGCTTCGCTATGTCTTGGAGATTTACAGCATAATCAAGTTAATTTTGAGCTAAAAATATCTAATGGAGGAAAAGAAAATAATAGATTTAACTATGTTCAATTGCGTATGAATCATGATTGTGTATATATATTTACAGCATATTACTTATGCGAAGATAATATAGATAATGAAGGTGAATTATTTATATTTAAGTTAAATAAAGATGATATAAAAAAGTTGATATTATCTTATGGAGGATATGCTCATGGAACTGTTCAAAAATTAGGAAAAATTACAGAATTTGAATTATCAAATACAACAAATGATAAAGAATATGCTATTCGCCCAAAGTATGGAGATAAATGCTGGAATGAATTATTAAGTTTCAGAGTTGATGAAATCTAAATACTCCGAATATATATTCACTAATTCCGCGCATCCCATAGAATTTTGCCTTGCTGTATTTAAACTGTTTGAATAGTCTAATTGCGATAGCCTATTAATTAGTGTATTTTTATCTATGTTTGTTTTAAACCAGTGCCAACTTTTAGGTCTTAATTCATTTAATCCTTCTGTTTTTATTTCACCAATATTACCTCCATAAGCACGCAAAGCAAAATCAGCATCTAAAGGTGGTGTAGGTTGCCCATTTGCATCTTTTTTGCCTAACTTTAAAAATTCCCAATCATCATGTTTTTTTGGTAAATCAATAAAACCTCTTTCAGATTCTCTTTTTTCCCATATTTGAAAGCAACATTTTACGCTCATCATAGGTGAAAAACAACAAGGATTATTTGGAATTTCTTCATCATATACTAAATGAAACTTATTATCAAGCCTATTTTGAATACTTATTTTTCTAAAAGTTCTTGGAATTATAAAAGCTATTACATTTGCCCATTTTGCTGAATGATTAAAGAATTTAATAGCCAATGAACTAACTCTACCAAAAGGTGGATTTCCTATAACTAAAATATTTTTATTAATATTAATTGCGGGTGGATAATAATCAAAGAAGTCTTGCTTAATTATATCTTGATGGTCTGGTAATATATCAATTCCAATTTTGTTATTGCTTGGTATTTGATTGAGAAAACTACCATTCCCTGCGCTTGGTTCAATAATTAAATCCCATCCATCAATATCATATAGCTCACACACTTTATCTATATATTTTTTTGAATATACTGGTAATGTATAAAATTTATCAAGTCCTTCTTTGCGAATAATTTCTGTTTGTTTATTACTACGCATAATTATTGATAAGTAATATAAAAAAATTATTAAATTAAATCATTTTTTAATATTAAAAATTATTAAATTATAATTTATGGTATTGTTAAATCTAATTTATTTGTAAATATAGGTTCTCCTCCATTTTTTATTAATATAAATAATTTATCATTATTCCAGCCTGTTGAAATTCTATTAACATGGTCAGGTTCTACAAAATAATAATCTTGAAATTTATCTAAAATATGGGCTAATCTATTAATATAATCTTCTTCCTTGTATGATTTATATATGTCTTCAATAATTAATATTCCACCAGGTTTTAAGTATTGATAAATATTTTCAATAACATTTATTTGATCTTCAAATTGATGCGTTGTATCTTCAATAATAATATCATATAATATATTTAATTCACTAAAGGCTTTAACAATACTATCTTTATTTGTTACATCAATATTAGAAAGAGTAATTCTTTCATTATTATATAATTTTCTAAAATGATTTATTAAATAGTCATTATATTCAAAACCATATATTTCAGCATTAGCAAAATAATCTTTCCACATTAGAAGAGAACCACCAAATAATATGCCTAATTCTGCTATTTTCAATTTTTCATTCCTTTTATTTTTAAATAGGTCATCATAAAACAATGTATAAGGGTGACAATGTTGGCTATCAGAAGTATTATCTCTTTGAGATGATTTATCAGTATCATATTTTCTTCCAAATTCACATAATTCTGTTGAATTGCTTTTATAGTCTATTTTTAAAGTAGTCATTTATAATATTAAAAAAATATCTTTATATAAAAAATATATATAAATTTGTTATTAGATAATTACTAATCATTCTTAGACTTAAAGATTTTCAAAACCTATAGAAAGTTCTTCCACTTTTCTTTCCATAAAATTTGCTCTATACTCAATAGCAAGGTTATAGTAATTAGCCCACATATTTTCACCCTCACATCTTGCCATATAAATTGCTCTAAAATTATTTAAATATTCTTGAGAGCTGTATTCCATACACTCTAAATCATATGGATTAATTTTGTAATAGCAGTTATTATCATAATTAACTACCATCAACATATTGATATGAATATTATTCTCAATAGAAGCAGTATCAATAGACCAGAATCTTGCTTCTTCATACAATTGATTATCATTATATTCACTGCTATATTGAAGGTCTTGAATAACCAAATGTTTGTCATTTGTAAGCAAAAGCGATAAGTCATAATAATATTTCCAATGGTTATTTTGCTGAAGTTCCGCAAATGAAATAACAATCTCGCCAATATCCTTAACTTCCATATAGACCTTATCTCCATATTTAATGAATAGGTGGTATTTACATTGAGAAGTAAAATCATTATTAACCATTGTATCAAAAACACCTGTAAATTCTACATTCGCAATGGTATGAAATGCACTCTTTGTGCTCGCCTTGATTGTAGAATTCATTGTATTTAATGTTTTTTGTTTTGAGAGCTGCGAATAGCCGTGTGTGTTCTTTAAAAGAACAAAAGTTTTACTTGGTATATCTACAACAAAGTAAAGTCTTTAATAATATTTTAAATATAGGTTAATCATTTTTTTGTATAAATTATAAAAAATATAACATATTTATTGTCTATCAAACTAAAGTAGCTAAGCAGATAATATCTGTGCTATAACAGTATCCTTATTGTTATTATCTAAATTTGCTAAATAAGGTGCATATCTCTTAGATTCATTCTCACTAATAAGATAATTATATATAACAAATAATATATCTATATTCATACCTTTTTTTTCATTGAAAGCTATTAGTTTCATGATATTTATTTTGTCATCTTGAAGTGCTGATATTTTATCAAGTTCTTTTTCCATTAAATCAGCATTATAGTCAATAACAATTTTGGTATAATAAATTAGATTTTTTTTAAAATAATATATTTGTTCGTATCCTAAAAATGTTTTGCTAAACCTATCAATATGCGATTTAGTTGAAATCTCCATATTTCTCAAATCATTTGGATTTATATTATAATAGCAGCAATACCTATCCTTTTGAACCTCCTTACTATTTGTTGTAAAGTTTTCAACAAAATAAGCGCAATCTATAAACCAGTTTCTTTTTTCTGTATATACAAAATCATAATGACCGTATTCTATATTATTTATTTTTTCAATAACAATATTTTTATTTTCAATAAGCAAAAGAGACAATTCATAATACATTTTCAAGAGTTTATTTTTATTAAATTCTTCAAAAGACATAATAACATCCCCAATGCTTTTAACATCAATATATATATTGTTATTAAACTTAATGAATAGAAAATATTTTAGAAATATAATACGTCCGTGTGTAATATCAAATAATCCCGAAAACTCCATATCAGGTATATAATGATACTGATTGGTTGTCATTGCTAATAAAGACAACAAAGACTATTATAAATTATATTATAGAATTTTAATATATATTATCAGTTTTTTCTAAATATAAAAAATATAATATATAAATATATATTATATTAACTATAGATAATTTTAAATAGATATTATCTGCGATATGGCGTGATTTTTGTCATTACTTAAATTTTCTAAATATGAGCCATATATATTAATTCTTTTAGCACTTACAAGATTATTATAAATGACTTGAAATATATCGCTATTCATATACTTCTTATCATTAAATGCTATAAGTTTAATTAAATTTATTTTGTCATTTTCAATTGCTGATAATTCATCAAGTTCCTTTTCCATCAAAGTCGCATTATATTCAACTATAAGATTAGTATAGTCAATTAAGCGTTTTTCAAATCCACTAACAAGATAACCATAACGAGCTCTGAAATTATAGTTAAACTGCTCAATCTCATAGGAGGTATTAACAACCTTCCGCTCACCAGTATATGGGTCAATCCACAAAGAATGTGGGTCTTTCAAATCAAATGGGTTAAAATTGTAATAGCAATACTGCTTGTCCGTTTTGACAACATTATTTAAGATATATGCGCAATCTATAAAACAATTTCGTTGATCCTTGTATATGTTTGTGATTTCATCATCCCAAATGCGATTTCCGTTATCGCTAATTTTTTCAATAAACATATTTTTATCTTTTACAAGCATTAGAGACAGTTCATAGTACATCTTTAAGATCTTATTTTTCATAAGCTCTTCAAAAGGCATAATAATAAAACCGACACTTTTAACATCAATATAAATATTGTTTTTATATTTAATGAAAAGGAAATATTTATGATATATAATCTGATTACCAATGTTATTTGTAGTAAGGTCAAAGAAGCCAGAGAACTCCATATCAAGAATATAATTATGATATTCGCAATACTGATTAACAGACATACTTGATTTATTGACGCAGCAAAAGTTTGTATGAAGTAGTTCTTTGTTGTTCAAGAAGGATTATATCAGCAATTTTTTGCGAATATAATCAGCGATTGGTAGGTGACCTTGATATTTATTATATAAAATCTAATCAGTTTTTTATAATTTTTTTGAAAAATATAACAAATTGATCTTTACTTTTTTATAAAATTTATTCTTAAATTACTTAAATATTATAGCATATTATGATTATAATAAATGATCCCTATGATCCCTAATATGGATGAATTATCATCGCATATTACTCCTTTCTTGGCTATTACATGCTATTTAGCATATCCAAAGCATTTACGCATAAATCCATTATTATTATACAAATTATCTGTTGCTCACAATGTGGCATTAGTTATTTTTAGTTCTTGGACTTTTGTTTCACTTACAAATATCTTGTATAACAAAGGAATTGTATTTAAATCTAATTATTATTTCAAAAATTCACAATTTGATACTATTATTTATTGGTTCTATATCTCAAAATATTACGAGTTTGTAGATACATTTTTATTATATCTTAATGGTAAAACTCCAATCTTTCTTCAAAAATATCATCATGTTGGCGCAATTATAAGCTGGCATTTAATGTATCAATATAAGGTTGATATGGTATGGATGGCATCGCTTTTAAATAGTGGGATTCATACTATAATGTATTCCTATTATTTGGGTTGTTTATTGAAAATAAATCAAGTAAGATGTATTAAAAAATATATAACATCTATGCAACTGTGTCAATTCTTTATTTTATATTCTAATTTCTATTTTTACTACCCGCCTATTGAAACCTGGTATAATTATAGTATTATTATATTTTTTGCTACATATGGCGTAGGTATTATTGGGTTGTTTGGTAGATTTTATTATGATACCTATGTAGTTAAGGAAAAGTTAGAGAGGATGGAAAGGATACAGCAATATAAATGGATATAAAATTATTAAGATTTTTATTTTTTTCTAAAATTACTTAAATATATAAATTAAAAATTGAATTATATTGTTATATTTAATATTTTATTATTTATAAAAATTTAGAAAACTTATAAGATCTTGTATCAACATTTTAAAAACCTAATAAAATATGTTCTATTTTATAAAGTTTTTTATTAAAAATGATAAAAACTTGGATAAGATGTTATATCAACATTTTGAAATTTGAAAAATAATGACGAATTATGGCAAAATGAAATGTGCTGATATGAGAATATATATCTATGACTGGATTAAGAACAACCCCAAAGAAGGAAAATATATTAAATATATACAAAAAATGTCTAAGTCGCAATTAACAAAAATTTGCTTATATACAGAAACAAAAATAAATAAGCAAGAATTGGTTGATATAATTTTAATTATTAAAAATAATTTAAAAGATAAAAAAAAAATGATAAATGAAGCTAAAGGGGGTTGCAATAAAACATACACAATATTAACAGAAGAAGCGCCTTCTTTTTCTGAAATTAATTTTATTATCAAAAATATATTATGTATTGAGACGTATGAAAGTAATATATTACCTATATTAAATAACTCGTGTTTTAATGGTGAATGGGAAGTTAAAATAAATGTGTCAACTACTATAATTATTAAAATGTTTAAAGGAGAAAGCAGTTGTGTTGATTATTTAGTATTTGAAGGGAATGTTTATGATAATACAAATGCTGGAAATGCGTTATGTATACTTGAAAGTACAAAAACAACAGATAAAAGTAGTAGAAACACATCAGTTAATCAAAGAATAACTAAATTTATGGTATTTGAAAAATTATATCCAACAAGTTTGGCAAGAAAGATAATGTTCTATAATGAAGAATGGACCAGTAAAAAATTAACAGATACTGCAACATTTGGATTGACATTAATGAATTCATTAAACATAGAGGCATATCATGTGAAAAACGGAAAGTTTGAAAATATATATGAGAAATATGATGTTCAGGTATTTCAAACAATACCTGAATTGATTTCTTATAAGAATAATATACGAGAGAAAATAGGAAATATATCAATAAAAATTAATAATGTTGATGATGATTATTATATTTATTGTAAATTGGATAAAGGATGCACTAAAAATAGTGGTAAAATATCACACGATCCAAATGTTGGATTACTATCTGGTTTAATAACTTTTATTAAAACAAAAAATAAACATTCAAAAATAACTATTAAAAATCATAATATTAATCAGCAATATTTTGATAAATTGCCTCAAAGTAAATTTTGGTATGCAATTAATGGTATACCTATAATTTTTGAGAATATTCTAAATATTATTACCCCGTCTTTGCCAATAAAATACTTTACTTTGGAAAATAAATGTACTGAAAAACTTGCTACAATATTATTTTGTCAAGTAATAGAACAACAATATAATGAATATAAGTGTATTTTTACTAATCATTCAGGTTGTGCGTTATCAAACATCAAAACATCAAGTAATGATATAACAGTCGAAAGAACGATGCACCGACCTGATATATTATTTTATAATAATGAAAAAAATGAGTTATTAATTATTGAGGGAAAAATAGAAAAGGACATAGATTTAGGTATATTGCAATTGAATGATGAGCATTTAGATAGATTTATTACATTAATTAGAGACGTATATCCAGAATGCACAATTAAAAAAGCATTATGTATAACAATTGATAATATTGAAAATATTAAAAAATATGAATTGCAAAAGTTTCCTGTAGTATTTGCTTTAGATGAAAAAGGAAAGTATATAACTATGTTATAGTAGTTATAGTGAAATTAGTCCTTCTTTGTAACGTTTACAATTCTTTTATTTGCTATATCAAAATATTTTTTTTCAAGTTCATAACCTATATATTGTCTTTTTGTTTCTAAACATGCTACCGCAGTAGTACCGGAACCTAAACAACTATCCAATACAATATTATTTTCATTTGAAAATGTATTAATTAAATATTTAATAAGTTCTAATGGTTTCTGTGTTGGATGCTGTGTTTTACCTTCGTTTTTAAAGTTTAAAATACTTCTAGGATAATTTGAAATTGTTTGAACATAATCGTTTTGTGTTTTTCTATTCCCACGATGTTCTGTTTTTCCTGTTTTCCCTTTCATAATTTTATTACAAGGTATAGTTCCTTGTGGATTATAAATCATTTTATTTTTTGCGTTCTCTGCTGTTTTACCAGAACTAAATATTAATATATCTTCATGTTCGCATAATACTTTATATGGTGCTTGGGCAAATCCACCTGGTTTTGATTTTTGCCATACTAAAGAATATTTAAACATATCATAATTACTAGAAACTAATCTACTCGTAAATGGTTGTTGTCCAAATAATATAATAGTTCCAAATGGTTTTAATATTCTTCTGTATTGTTTCCATAATTCATCTAAATTAATTGGAGTATCCCATTTACATTCAGTTAATCCGTAAGGTAAATCAACGCATATTAAATCAACAATATTATTTGGTAATTGCTTCATACCTTCAATACAACAACAATTATGTATTTTATTAAAATATGATTGTTCAATATGTTCTATTTCTTGTTTTATTTCTTGTTCTATTTCTTGTTTTATTTCTTGTTCTATTTCTTGTTCTATTTCTTGTTTTATTTCTTGTTCTATTTCTTGTTCTCTAATAATTATATTTTCAAGAGCGTTTTCCTTTTTAATTAAAATATGTAAATATTCACTTACATTTACATTATTTTCTTTTTCATTACATTTAAATCTTTTTGCCATTTTAGTTTTAACATAATATGTTCCATATTTTTTTAATAAACCTTCTATTTCTGCTAATGACATTATACCTTCATTATTATAACTCATAACAATACATTTAGCTGTTGTATTTTCAACAATATATTCTAGTTCTTTTAAACAAATTTTTTTTATACACCATTTTGATTTTTTATATATTTTTTTAGTTCCTGTTTTATTATTGTTTAGTTCAGGATTATTATATAGTGAAATAGTTTCTAATACATGATAATACATAGAGTAATCTCGTTCATTGTAAGGTGGATCAATATACAATATATCACAATCAATTGTGTTAATTATTTCTCTAATATCATTATTATATGTTTGATTTTTATTTTTAGCTAATAAATTATTAACAATCTCTTTATCTAACATAAATGTTCGTATTGAGCGCGGATCCCAGTTTGTATTGAACGCACCATATGTACCTGGTATATTTGAATATAATGAAACACTTTCTAATAATAATGCTATAAGAAATGTATGCTCATCTAAAGTTATTTGTTTATTTATAAACCATTCTTCTATTTGCGTTCTTATGCCATCAATAATTTCTGCATTATTATTTGTAAAATATCTTCTTTCATGATTTAACTCTATATTAGGTGAATAATTATAATATACAAAGCCTTTATATTTGCAATTATTTAATATTGTAATAACATTTTCTATATTACCACCAAACTCATAGAACTTCAAATCATCTATTGTAATAGAATTGCGACAATAACATAATTTATAACTATAATCATTAATATCGTTTGAAATTGTTTTATAATTATTAATATTGAAAAATTGCGAAACTATACCAGTCCCACCAAACGCATCAAATATTATTGGATTATTATTATTTATTGATGTAAAACATATCATTAAAGCAGAATAAATAAATTCAAGATGCTTTGATTTATTTCCTAAATAACGCATAGATTTAACATTATATATAATATCTTTACTTATGTTATTTGAAACATTTTTGCAATTATCTATAATTTTGATAATTATCTCTTTTAATTTACATTCATTTATACATGGTGTTTTTCTTTTAGTATGCTGTGTATAATGCGATTTCATACTAAAACATTTTCCACATTTTTCGCAACTAAAAACAGGCATTTTTAGTTATATATATACAAGGAGAATATATATTTAAATCAATTTTTATAAAAATAAAAAAATATACATATTTCTTTAAGTTGCAAGGATTCGTGAACACGTGTTTGCTACTGTAGATCAACATTATATTTAATCCTTGAGAAGAAGATTATAGATAATAATTAGAACGTCGCTATTTATCACATACTTCTCTTGAATAACATTAACAAGATTAACGACATTCTTTTTATCTTCAAAGAAAGTTGAAAGTTCATCAAGTTCTTTTTCCATCTTTGACACTTGATACTCTATCGCAATATTTCTGTAAATAACCGACCTACTTAGAAAATATCCTCTCTTTACATCATTTCGGCACATATAAATCTCATTGAAAATATCTATATCCTGTTGCGATGAGTATTCTATTTTTTCTAAGTCAGCAGGATTAATTTTGTAATAGCATACATTTCCGCTTGGGATTATTTTGTAGATATTATTGGCGTTTTGATCAATATCTAAATCAATATATGCAGTATCTAAAGACCATACTCTATTTTTCGTATATTCATATGGCTCATCATAGAAATTGTTATATGCCTCGTCATAGAAGTTGTTAAATGGCTCATTCTTTATTTCTTTATCATTCGCAAGCATAAGCGATAAGTCATAGTAATATTTCCAATACTTGTTTTTTTGAAGTTCGGCAAATGACATCACAATCTCACCGACTTTCTTAACCTCCATATACACTTTATCTCCATGTTTAGCAAATAGGTGATAATCGCCTGCTATCCCAATACGATAAGTCATCGCTTCAGGATCATTATAAATAAAGCCATACGCAACATATATTTCTTGACAAAATACGCCAGTACATTCGGTATTTACTGAAATGTTGTTCATCGTGTTTCGCTTGTTATTAATTGGCTTTTTGTGATCTCTCTATATTCAATCTATCTACTATGAGGGCAATAGACTGGATATCTCTCTGTCTTTTATATATAAAAAGAGTAATCATTTTTTTATAATAAAAAATATAAAAAATAACAAATATATTATATAATATATAATATGCTTACGCTGCTTTACGCTGCTTACGCTGCTTATTTTTTCAATATCAGAGCGTCGCTTTCTTCTTTACTTACAAGATACTCATATTTACCTCCAATACTAATATTATTATATATTTTTGTTAAAATATCGTCATTCATACAATATTTAGCATTAAGAGTTGCGAGATTGAGGATATGCTTTTTATTCTCATTCATTACATACTCCATGGCAATGTTTTTGTAAATTACCGACCTATGTAGAAAATATCCCATTCTTACATCACTACGACATATATATATTTTTCTAAAGAGGTTCAGTCCTTGCCGTGAGGTGTATTCCATTTTATCTAAGTCAACTGGATTAACTTTATAATAAACTACATTTCCGTCTGGGATTATCTTGTAGTTTTTATTATTATTTATTTTGTCAATATTTAAATCAATATATGCTGTATCCAAAGACCACACCCTATTTCCTGAATATTCATAAATCTCTACATAGTCTTTATTAAACGCTTCATTCTTTATCACTTTGTGCTTATCTTTTGCGAGGAGAAGAGATAATTCATAATAATACCTCCAATATTTATTCTGCTGAAGTTCAGCAAATGAAATCACAATCTCGCCTACATTTCTAACTTCCATATAGACCTTGTCCCCGCTGCGGAGAAAGAGGTGATAATCACCTATTATACCGTTGCGATAAACTTTAGAATTAGGCACATTATAACGATATGAATATGCTTCATATTTTTCCTGACAAAACACACCAGTACATTCAACATTTTCTACTTTGTGGTAAGAATTGCTCATTGTTTGCTTGTTGTTGCTTGTTGTTTGCTTGTTGTTGCTTGTTGTTGCTTGTTGTTGCTTGTTGTTCGCAATATATACTTGATTTAACTTCGTTTACTTCGTTTACTTCGTTTACTTCGTTTACTTCGTTTACTTCGTTTACTTCGTTTACTTCGTTTACTTCGTTTACTTCGTTTACTTTAGCAAATCTGTATACCTCTGTTTATATATTTACAAGCATTCAATCAGTTTTTTAATAATAAAAATAAAATTAGAACATATTTATGATAATATCAATTTAAAAAATAAATAACACATATATTATATTTCTGAACTCTCTCTCTTAGAACATAACATATTTTAGACAGCCATTATCTTAGCAATACTTTTCAAATGATTGCGTGTTTCTAATTCAGTCATAATGTGCTTATATTTTTTATTTCTATCAGCACTTACAATATGATTATAGATGATCATCAATATATCATTATTCATACCTTTCTTATCATTAAAAGTCGCAAGATTGATAATATTTTTTTTTTCTTCTAAAATTGCGGTAATCTCATCAATTTCCTTTTCTATCAAACTTGCTTGATAGTCAATAGCAAGAACGCTATAAACTAATTTCTTTCTTTCAAATATTCTTTTGCTTGTTTCATATCTTGCCATATAAGTTAAGATATAGATATTTATATCTTGCTGAGAAGTATATTCCATATTTTCCAAGTCATAAGGATTTATATTATAAAAAAAATATATACATATACATATAATTTTAAAGATTATCAACATTTTTTATCTTTATAACTCCGAAAGTTCTTCAAACTCTTTTTCCATCTTATTTAGTTGATATTCAATTGCGATTTTCTCGTAAATCACCGATCTACTTGAAAACCACTTCACCCTTTCAAGACCATTCATATAGCCCAGCTCGAAGCTTTCCAGTTCTTGCTTGTTGGAGTATTCCATCTTCTCCAAGTCAAATGGGTTGATTTTGTAATAGCATACATTCCCATTTGGAATTATCTTGAAGTTTTTCAAGTCGCTTTGGTCAATATAGGCAGTCTCCAACGACCACACTCTATCTCCTTTATATACTCTACCTGCTGTATATCCATATATCTGGTCATAGTCCTTGTTGAACGCATCATTCTTTATCAGTCTATGCATATCATTTGAGAGCATAAGCGACAAGTCATAGTAGTATTTCCAATACTTGTTTTTTTGTAGTTCAGCAAACGAAATCACAATCTCGCCGGCATTCCTAACCTCCATATAGACCTTGTCTCCCTGTTTGGCAAATAGGTGATAGTCGCCACTACACGACATATAGTTAGGCGCATTATGGTAGGGTTGCATTTCTTTTATTCGCTGCCAAAACACCCCAGAGCATTCGGTATCTGCGATAGCATGGCTATTGCTGGGAGCGTGGTTATCGCTGGACGCATGGCTATTGCTGGGAGCGTGGTTATCGCTGGAAGTGTTGCTCATTGCGGTTCGCTTTGAAATTCACAATATATACTTGATTTAACTTTGTTTAACTTTGTTTAACCTTGTTTAACCTTGTTTAACCTTGTTTAACCTTGTTTAACCTTGTTTAACCTTGTTTAACCTTGTTTAACCTTGTTTAACCTTGTTTAACTTCTACAAATCTGTATATCTCTGTTTCAATATTTAAAATTATTAATCAATTTTTAAATAATAAAAATAAAATTATAACATATTTATCTTGATAATAATTAACATATATTTTCTAACTTCTTTTACAAATTTTATCTTAAGCCGCTATTATCTGAGCAATGCTTTCTAATCTTTTAGATTTTTCTAATTGAGTTATAAGATGGTCATACTTTAATTTTCTATCATCATTAACAAGATTATTATAGATAATCATAATAATATCACTATTTATATCTTCCTTATCATTAAGCACAGCGAGATTAATAAGATTCTTTTTATCTTCAAAGATTGTTGAAAGCTCATCAACTTCTTTTTCCATATAACTCAAGAAATAATCTAATACAAAGTTATAATAATAACTACTTTTTTTATCAAAAATTTTGGCTCTAATTTCATATCTTGACATATAAATTATTTTAAAGTTATTTAATTTTTGTGACGATGAGTAATTCATATTTTCCAAATCATGTGGGTTAATTTTATAATAGCAGTTATACTCGTTATCAACTACATTCTTAGTTTTGGCATCATAGCTTCCATCTATATACGCAGTATTAATGGACCAAAACCTTTTTTCTTTATATATATAAGGGTCAATATAATTGCTATTATATTCAAGATCTTGGATTATTAAATGCTTATTATTTGTTAGCATAAGCGATAAGTCATAATAATGTTTCCAATACTTATTTTTTTGTAATTCATTAAATGAAATAACAATATCACCTACACCCTTAACATCCATATAAACTTTGTCGCCATATTTTATGAATAGGTGATAATCGTATATATTACTACAATATTCTGTATTATGAAGATACCCATGTACTTTATACTTATCAATAACGCCTGTAAATTCTGTGTTTGTGATAATATGATAAGTATATAAATTGTTACCACTTGTAGCGCTATTCATTGTATTTGCTTAAATGTGTTCTTTATTGTGCTTAAAATGATTTGGTGTTTTGCTATATCTCTATAGATTGAACTTAGAAACTATTAATCAATTTTTAATTAATAGAATAAAAAATATTATTTTAACTATAATAGATAAACTATTATAAAATGGCTAATTCTAAAGCTAATAATGCTAATAATGCTAATACTGCTAATAATGCTAATAATGCTAATAAAGCTAAAGCTAATAATGCTAATAATGCTAATAAAGCTAAAGCTAATACTGCTAATAATGCTAATACTGCTAATACTGCTAAAGCTAATACTGCTAATGCTAATACTGCTAATGCTAATAATATAGCAAATAGGAAAGTTGTATTTTTAAATAATTTACTAAATTTACCGCCGATGCAAAATTTACTATCTCCATCACAAAAGCAAAATTTACGATCTTTGCTGCGAAAGCAAAAATCTTTATCTTTGTCTCCATCGCAAAAGCAAAAATCTTTATCTTTGTCTCCATCGCAAAAGCAAAAATCTTCGTCTTCGTCTTCGTCTTCGTCTTCACCGCCTTTACCGTCACTATTTACAAAATTAAAAGGAAGTCCTCCTATGAAAAAAAAATAGGCTATCTATGATATAAAATTCCATAAAAATGTATATATAATAATATACTTTCCTATATAATATATTTAAGCCAATAATATCTGTAATATGCTTTCTAATTTATTATTTTTTCCTAATTTTGTTAATAAGTGTTTATATTTTTTATTTCCACCCACACTAACAAGATTATTATAAATTATCATTAGAATATCATAATTCATATCTTTCTTATCATAAAAAGTAGCAAGATTAATTATATTCTTTTTTGATTGAAAGTAATTGTCTTTTATATATTTTTTCTTGTTCTGTAAATTGTAGAGAGCCACGATTTACTGTAAATATAGAAGGGTTTGCTAATAATTTTGGCCAATTTATATTTCGTTTACCTTCTAACCCATCTGGGTGCCAGTGAGTATGACCTTCATGCTGTTTCTCCATTTTCAATCTTTCAATAATTAAATTAATTGCGTTTGGATTACCTGATAAAACATCCCAATCTATATGTTTTTTTTTACCGTCAACTTGTGTGGCTTTTGGAAACATTGAATTTCTTTCTTCTAATAATTTAATTGCTTTAGGATTTGTATTACCAGATAAACTATTCCACCATATTTTTTGGGTATTTTCTTTCAATAATTGAATTGCTTTTTTATTACCTGATAATTTTTCCCAATTTATTTTTTTTGTTTGGCTTTTTGGGCTATTAGATAAAATTTTCTCTTCATTTATTTTTATTGTTAATAAATTTATTGCTTTTGGGTTTCCTGATAAAATATTCCAATTTATATTTGCTGAATTAGAATCCTTCCTATATTCTTCTTCTATTATTTTAATTGCTCCTGTATTTCCACATAAAGCATCCCAATCAAGTTTATTTGGAACTCTTTTATATTCTTCTTCTATTATTTTAATTGCTTTTGAATTACCTGATAATTTTTTCCAATTTATTTTTCTTGAATTAGAATCATTCTCATATTCTTTTTGTATTATGCCAATTACTTTTGGATTCTCATTCTCACATAAAGAATTCCAAACAAGTTTGTTTGGATCCTTCTCATATTCTTCTGTTAATATTTCAATAGCATTAGGGTTTTTACATAAATCCGGCCAATTAAGGTAATCTGAATTAGAATTATTGATATATATTTCTCTTAAATAAGGAATAACTTTTTTGTTTGTATTTTTTGCTAAACTATGATAAAAATGTAATAATTTTTCTGATTTTGTTTTATATGGATTTTTAGGGTCATAGTAATTTGGGCCATCATTAATTCTTTTTACAATTTCAGGTATCAATTTATATATATTATGATTTAATCCTAAATATCCAGCATACATGTTATATATATTATCTTTAAATGGATAAACTTTTTCTAAATCATTAATTAATTCATATTGAATATTATCATCGTAATATTTTCTTAAAATTAAATCAGTCGCATCTGGATTATTTATGTATTTATTTTTTATACTAAAAGCCGGAGCTATTTTTTTCATATATTTAATTCCTAAACTTTCTGGACTTTTGGAATTGCTTACAGAACTTATAGAACTTTTGGGATTTATGAATTTTATTATTTTTTTGGGACGTATGGGACTACGACGACGCATAAAATATATCTTCTATTAAATATTAATAGAATTAATTGAAAATTTAAAATAATTTCTTAAAAAATAAAAACAATATCATGATATTTCTATGAAGAGGAAACAACTGTTTTAATATCGGGACTCGGGTAAACACCATTATCTGGATAATATACCATACATACATTCTTCTCATCGCAATAAATCACTGAAGCACCAAAATAGATATACTTACCTTTCACAGGCGTTGTAGGTGCTGTTGACTGCGTCTCATACAACTTCATAATAGTCTGGAACATTATTTGGATTCTTTATTTACATAATATATGCGCTTTATTTTTATATAGGTTTACGCTTTACATTTGTTCAATCTTATCCTTATATCGTTTTAATCTTTCTAATGTTTTATCGGCGTTATCATTCAATCTAAAAGCAAATTTGGGCAAGTTCAATATTGGTTTGTTTTTCCGGTATGGAAAGAATCGTCTACTAATAAACACATCTTCTGATAATTTGTCTTGTAATAATTGTAATGTATCTATTGAAAGCTTATTATATTTATTATTAGAATTAAATATAATAGGCAACTTTAAAACATCTTTTTCAATTATTGTGAAGATTATATCTCCTAATTTAATAGCTATATATATATTTATACTCCCTATAATTTCTTTTTGTTTGTCTTCCGGTTTTACATCTTCCCACCATTCAAACTCAAGATAATTATCATAATATCTGCTACAATCTACTAATAATGGTCTAATCTCAGAAGATAAATTATAGGTAGGTTTTTTGGTAAAATGTTTAATCTTCTTACATATTTCATCTAAATCATCATCTGTTAATTCAGACCTATTAAAAAAGTTAATAGGTTTCTCGCAAACGTCTATACATTTTAATATATAATTATATATACTAATAGTATCAAAACGGTAATGATATTCTTGCGTGCCATTTTTATAAATAATGTCTGAAGTATACTTCTGTTTTTTGGGAGTCATTTCACTAAACTCCTCTTGTGTATAAGGGTCTATGTCATTCTTATAATAACCTTCAACCTCTTTATAACTGCTACCATTACTGTTATTACTATTATTACCACGTTTATTATTCTTATCGCTAATTGTTGTGAATGCCTTCGAATTACCAGAATATTCACTATGATGTATTTTACCTATACTTTCGTAGCTTCCATAACTCTTTGCTTTTCTATTTGATACATGTAATAATGGCTCATCTTTTTTAAGCCTCTTATAAGCATTCAGAGACAATAATTCTTTGCGTTTTTTAGGAGAATATTTACCTTCATATATGCGATCATATACATCTTTATTAAATACATATTTCTTCATTTTTTTATCATCATGTTCTTTCATATTTTCTTCAAATTCTCTTAATTTCTTTTTGTTTGATGAGTTTGCTTCTTCAAATTCTCTTAGTTTCCTTTCATTTGATGACTTTGATTTAGCAGCATTCTTTAAATTGTTTAAACGTATTTTATACATTTGTAATTCTCTTGGAAGTTGTTGTTTTACAGGTATCTGTGGTTCAATCCCTTTATTTATATTATAGGAATCTTTAATAGGTTTGTAGATTGTGTTTTTTCTATTATCCATATATAATTTTAAAATGGTATTGTATATTGATAACAAAGTTTCAAAAACATTACTTGATGGTGATTCATCTTCCATATATTCTTCATTTCCCATATAATTCATTATTTTATTTGAAATATCAATATATTCTATTCTGGTGATCTTTTTTTTATGCTTTATCAATACATCTACTAAATATTCTTTTAATATAATCCTATCATTCTTCTTCTCGGGATTTTCAATATACTCAAGAAAGTAATCAAATGGAATCTTGCTAAATATTTCTTTACAATATTTCATTACATCCATATTAAATTTTATTTTGTCAATCACATCGCTTGTTATTTTTGTTTCTCGTGGTTCTCGCATATATTCCAATATATTTTCTATATCAATACATAGTTTCACTATCAGATTGTGTATAGAAAGTTCACTTTCACTCGTATTTAATAAATAGTTTTTGTAGAACTTAAATACATAAAGATACTCATTTGTATAATGAAAGTCAATATATGTTTCTCCCTCATTATATTCAAATTGCGAAGTATTATAAACAGCAAGATCTATATATGTACTTAGTTCGCTTGTAAAAGCTGGATCATACAGGGTTGTTTTTGATTTAATAAAATAGACTATAAAAAGATAGTCATAGTATATCTGATATTTACTATCTTTGCTTCTATCTTTAAATACGCAGGTATGATCTATTGGCAAACTATCTTTTATTTTATGACATTCTTCAACAGATAATACTTTTATTGTTTTAGTTTTTAAAATAATCTTGACAAGTCCATTAATAAATTCTTTATACAAACGAACATATTCACCTTTTGGATCTAAAGATACACGAATCTCTTTATTTGTATATGGATTAATACTGGGATTTTGTTTCCATTTATTAGCATAATAAATAATAATATCTATAGGCTTTGGTAAATTTTCAAAATTAGGAAAATTTGCCACACACCATTTATATAAAGTTATATATGATATATCCTTATTTATATATATCAATCCCATGAAAGGACTTACAATATATGGTTCTCTATTAATATCTTCTTTTACTTCAACAGTATCTAACCATGTGCCAATATGTTTCTTATTTTTTGGTGACAATTCATCTAATATTTTTAACTGTTCCGTATCATTTAAAGTTAAATAATTATCGTGTTTTTCTTTTGTCATGATTTTTTTTTTAGAAAAAGAAAAACATGATGCCATATTCAATTATATAATCTATATTACAATAATATAAAAAGAAAAATGAGACAAAAATATTTATTATATGGATGGGTTTTTATTAAGAACAAATATAGCAGGATTTGAAGATAATTTTTGCCAATTTATTCGTTTATGTATGCTTAAATCATTTAATTGTTGACCGTTTAATCCTAATTGATATTTCACTCTTTCTTCTAATTAACATCTTTAATATACAAAAACAAATAAATTATATATTAAAAAAAATGATTAAAAATAAGGTTAATATTAAATATATGATAAATAATGAAGAAATTTAAAAAGAATTATTTATATGAGTTACCTGAAGATATTCAGACACTAATATATAAAAAGGTTTATCAGTTTTCTCTCAAAACTATAAGAGATAGCAAGGAAGCAATAAGCAATTTTAATAAACTAATAGAATATATTAAGAAAAACAAAGATAGTAATAATAGTAATATAAATAATCAAGCAATCTGGAACATTATCTTGAGGAGAGATGTTGGCGAACCCTATTACAAATATTTTCAATATTACGCAGATAATACAACAGACTTTCTTCAACTTAATAAATCAACAATGATTAAATATGATACATCGTATTCTACTATTAAATACATTGAGTTTTCAATATATCCTATAGAAGATAGAATACCCTCGCCAAATTTTAATTATATCAAAAATACATTTGAGCAATATATTCACATATTCTTAAGTATGAGGTCTTATAATGATAAAGACAATAATGATGATAATAATAACAAATATAGAAATATTAAGGATATCAAATTATTGAATAATAAAATAATAGTAGAGTTTCGTGATACATACATATTTAGATGTTATATTGATATTTATAATAATATATTAGAATTATATAACTTTATTGTATGTATATTAGACATATTATCTATGTTTAATAATACTACATACCCTGAATATAACCTTGACTATCTGAATGACCTAAATGATTTACGTGAATGGTTTAAGTATAACACATTTTTCAACGGATTTGTAATTAGCAATAAAGGAGATACCATATGTCCTTTCTTTAATTCATAGATGATATAATAAAAATAATTAGTTAAAAAATGATAATTTAGATTGATTAATAATATTAAGTAATAGTATAATTAATTGATTTTAATTAACATATAAATGCCTTCTGCTTTTGTCAAGAATTATTTATATGAACTACCTGATGATATTCAGAGGATGATATATAAAAAGGCATTTAAGGAGACTCTTAATAGTATAAGCGATATGAGAGAATCACTTGATAATTATGACAAATTAGTAGAATATATCAAAAATAATCATTATGATGCTTATAAAAGCCATGCTATATGGAGTATTATGCTCTGCTATAGGAAAGATATAGGCGACCCTTATTATAAATATTTCCTATATTATTCTGATAACGAGACAGATTATTTGCGACTTAATAAAACAAAGATGATTAAATATAATAGCGCATATTCTACTATAAAATATATAGATTTTGCTATATATCCTATACAAGATAGTTTGCCTACAGAAAATTATAAAAATGTAAAAAAAATATTAGAGGAATACACAGATATTTTTCTTAGTAATTATACAGATAAATATACAAATATTAAAGGAATTGAATTATGTAACAATAAAATACGAATAGAATACAAGGAAATACATATATTCAAATCTCATATAGATATTTATAATAATATCTTAGAAACATATAATTTTATAATATGTATATTTAATATTTTAAATATGTATAATAATTTATATCCTGCTTATAACTTGGAATTTATGAATGATCTTGATGACTTACGCGAATGGTTTGAATATAATTCATTCTTTTGCGGTTTTATACTTAATGAAAATGGTGATACAATTGTTCCCTCCTTCTATTCAGCAAGATATATTTAGGATATTCTATAAATTTACTCTTTATTATTTAATAGTAAATATAGATGGGTTTGTAGATAAAGCTTCCCAGTTTATCTGACTTTCAAATTTGTTTCTATTTATATTTTCTGGTAAATCCTGATATATTATTCTTTTTTTAATTAATTCAATCGCATTAGGATTTGAAGATACTATATGCCAGTTTATTATATTATATATACTTAATTTGTTATAACTTTGTTGTGATAATTTATTTTCATAAATCATCCTACTATTTAATAAATTAATAGCATTTATATTAGAAGATAACATTCTCCATAAAATTTTTAGATTATTAGGTTTCTTTTTGAATTCTTTCTCTAATAATGTAATTGCTTCTGGACTTGAATTCTGTGATAAACCTTCCCAGTTTATATCTATTTTGCTATAATTTTTTTTCAATAATGCCATAGCTTCTGGTAATGGATTGTGTGCTATAGCTCCCCAATTTATTTTGTAATAATTTTTTTTTAAAAACGCGATACCTTCTGGTGATGAAGTATGTGATATATTATGCCACGCAATCTTATCTTCATTTTTTTTTAATATTTCAATTGCTTTTGAATTCAATGATAATTTTTCCCAAAATTCAAAATAATCACTATATTCTAAATCTTCAAGTACAAAATTATTTTCTAAAAATTTCATAGCTTCTTCGGTTTCATTTGAAGCCAACGCATTTATATCAATATGGCGAGGAAATACTTTTATTTCTTTTTCTAATAATTTAATTACTTTTGGATTTGAATTACCACATAAAGCATTCCATACAAGGTTGTGTGAATTAGGATTATTTTTGTATTCTTCTATTAATATTTCAATGGCTTTTGGATTACCACATAAAGCGGTCCATTCAAGCTTGTATAAATTAGGATTATTTTTGTATTCTTCTACTAATATTTCAATTGCTTTTGGATTTGTATTAGCTGATAATAAATTCCAATTTATTTTGTTGCTATTTGCTTTTAATAATTTAATTGCTTCTGGATTTTTGCTTGTTGATAATATATCCCAATTTATATTTACATCTGGATTAACCTTTATTTCTTCTTCTAATAATTTAATTGCTATTGGATTTGGATTACTTGATAACCTAAAATAATCAATATGTTTTCCTTTTGATATTAAATAATATAACGCATTTGGGTTTTCACATAAAGCATTATCATCTAATTTATTCTCTGGAATTCCATCTTCTAATTTATATTTAAATAATGATTTTAAACTATTATGAGTAATGTGTTTTAAAATATCTTCAGGTAAATGGTTTAATTTTAAATTACTATTAAGTAAATCGGTTGATAAATCTTCAATTGCTATTTTTTTAATTTTCATTTTTTCTTTTATTGTATTTGGTGATGAATCAATATTATCTTTAAAAATTTGTATATGTTTACAAAAAGCGGTTAGGCTTCTTATATCAATATTTAATGCTTTTGCTATAATTACTTTAATACTCTCATCTTTACACATATTTTCATAATTTTCTATAGAAAGCCTGAATAGCGGATTATCTTCAATTCTTTCTTTTAACGATTTATCATTGACTCCTTTTTGTAAATTATTATCATATCTTTCCTTTAATTTTGTTATCAAATCAATATCTGGTGAATTTTTTTTATTTGTAATTGTATTTAATGCTATATTTGCTATTCCCACAATTTTTTTGTTTTGTTTTAAATCTTCTAAAATATGCTGCATCTAATAATATATTATATAATATAATATTTTGGTGGATAATACAAAACACCAAAAGTTTCTTATCCAATAGTAAATATAGAAGGATTTGCGGATAAATATGGCCAGTATATTTTTTCTGGTTTAACCATTCTTTCTTCTTTTAATAATTCAAGCGCTTTTGGATTTGTATTAGCTGATAACATATTCCAACTTATTTTATTACGGTTATCTTTTAATAATTGAATTGCTTCATCTGATGAATTATATGATAACCATCCCCATTCTATTTTTGTAAAATTGTCTTTTAATATTTGGATAGCTTCAGGTAATGGATTTTTTGATAAATTAGTCCAATCTTTTAATTTTTCTGGGTTTTTTTCTAATAATTTTTTTAATAATTTAAGAGCTTTTGGATTTGTATTAGCTGATAACATAGCCATATCAATTTTTTTTGGTTTTTTTTGTAATAATTGAATTGCTTCATCTGATGAATTGGCAGATAATCCTGAATAATCAATATCATTTGAGTATTTTTTTAATAGGTTAATAGCAATTGGATTAGATGATAATTCTTCCCAATCTAATTCATCTCGATCTTCTTTTATTTTTTTTTCTATTAATTTAAGTACTTTAGGATTTGTATTATTACAAATAGCTTCCCAGCTTATATCATTTTTATATATATCTAATTCTAATATTTCAACTGCTATTGGATTTTCTGATAAGTCATACCAACTTATTTTATCATCTAATTTTTCATATTGTGTTTTTGATAATTTTTTTTCTTGTATTATTTTATTCTTAATTAATAAAAACGCGCCTGGATTTATATTTTTTGATAAATTTTTATAATTTATGTATTTTATATTTTCTGGTTTGCTTAATAATTCAATAGCATTTTTATTACTTGATAATTCAGCACATTTTAAAATTTCGCTAACTTCTATCCATTCTACTAATTTAAATTCAAGTAAAGATCCAAATTTGTTTGTAATTGTTTGAATTAATTCAACTGGTAAATCTGTTAATAATTTTATTATTGGTAATCTTTTCGCAATCTTTTTTTCCTTAATTGTACTTTGTGATAAATCTACATAATTTTCTAAAACTTTCACATCTTCACAAAAAGCTGTAAGGCTATCTATATCAATATTTAATACTTTTCCTATAATTTCTTTTATATTATCATCTTCGCACATTAGATTATAATCTTCTATAGAAAGCCTTAGCTTAGGATTATCTTCTGAAATTTTTATTTCTCCATTTAGTAATTTACTTAATTCAATCATAGGCGGAGATTTAGATAATTTTGGTATATTTGATTGTCTTGTTAGCATTTTAAATACACTATCTGCTCTTCTTTGTTTTTGCTGTGATGTTGATAACATCTTTATTATATCTCTAATAAACAAAAATAAATTTAATTATAAATAAAGGTTTTATTTAATATTATATTACCTCAAATATAGAAGGATTTGTAGATAATTCACTCCAGCTTAATTTATCATGTTCATTTAACCTTGTATATATATTATGTGGTAAATTAACCTCATATATTATTCTCTTTTTTATTAATTCAATTGCGCCAGGGTTTTTAGATACCTCATCCCAATATATTTTATTATTTTTGCTTAATCTATCATTTTGTATTTCCATTCTTTTATCTAATAATTCAATTGCTTTTGGATTTGAATTACTTGATAATCTTGTATAATTAATATTATTAGGATATGCTTCTAAAATTGCGAAAGCCTTTTGATTTGGATTTCTTGACAATATATTCCAATTTACAATATCTGGGTTCTTCATCATTTCTTCTTCTAATAATTGGATTGCTTCGGAAGATTGATTGCCGCATAATTCACACCAATCAATCTTCTCGTGATTTGCTTTTAATATTTTAATAGCTTTTGAATTTCGTGATAATATTTGCCAAAATCTATTCCAATTTATATCATATATTGTATTTTTAATTAATAGATTGTCTTCTATTAATTTCATAGCTTCAGGAGTTTCATTTGCTGCTAAACCTTCAAAATTTATATGGGTATGGTGTATTTTAATTTCTTCTTCTATTAATTTCATAGCTTTAGGATTTGTATTAAATGATAGAATTCCCCAGAATATTTTATCACGATTTGCTTTTAATATTTTAATAGCTTTTGGATTTTTTGATAATGCTTCCCAATGTATTCTTGTTTCTGGATTAACCTTTATTTCCTCCTTTAATAATTCTATAGCTATTGGATTTGTATTACCAGATAACCAATAATAATTTACCTCTATGTTATTTTCCATTAAAAAATACAAAGCATTTGGATTTTTAAATAAAAACATTGGGTATTCAAGTAATTTATGTGCTGGAATCCCATCTACTAATTTATATTTTTCTAATTTAAATTTTAATTTATATAAAGATTTAAAACTATCATGAGTAATATGTTCTATAATATGTTCAGGTAAATGAAAAATTTTTAATGTTTCTGCTTTTATATCTGGGGGCAAAATAGGCAATAAATCTTTAATTGGCGATTTCTTAGCCTTTGTTTTTTCTTTGATTTTATTTTGTGATAAATCTATATATTTATCTAAACCTTTGACATTTATACAATAGGTAGTTAAGCTTTTTATATCAGTATTTAATACTTTTGCCATCATTCTTCTAAGTATTTTATTATTACACATTTTTTCATAATCTTCTATAGAAAGCCTAAGTTTAGGATTATCTATAAGTTTTTCATTGCGAAGAGCACTTCTTAAATTTATTAATAGAGGAGAATGCGGCGATTTAGGATGTTCAGATTTTTTTTTATTTGTTATTACAGTAAATGATGTATTTGCTTTAGAATTTATAATTAACTCTTTTTTTCTTTCTAAATCTTCTAAAATACTCTGCATTTCTAATAATATAAAAATAAAATAATAAAATAATAGGTATTTGCTAATATTTTATAATATATAATATTATTTTAATATTTAGTAATCTAATTAATATAAAATATAGAAGGATTTTTAGCTAAAGAATACCAATTTAGTTTATTATAATCAGATATTTCATTATACTTTTTCTTTGTCAAAGTATCTTCAAATTCTATTCTATCTTTTAATAATTCACCATCTTTTGGATTTTCTTTTAAGAATTCACCAGCTTTTAGATTTTCAGAAAAAATAGACCATACTATTTTATCAGAATTATATTTTAATAATTTACCAGCTTCTGGATTTATAGATATAGAATACCAATATATATTTTGCGGTCTAACCTGTAATTCCTCCTCTAATAATTTAATAGCTTTTGGATTTTTTCCTAATTGAACCCAATTTATTTTATCTCTATTTGCTTCTAATAATTGTATTGCTTTTGGATTTGCTGATAATACCCACCAATTTATCTTTTCAATATCTTCTAACTTGTCATATTTTGCTTTTGATAATTTATTCTCTTCATCTATTTTCCTCCTTAATAAATCAATTGCCTTAACATTTACTGATAAAGCTGTCCAATCTATTATATAACCTATCTTTTTTAATTTATTATATTCCCGTCTATCGTTTCGCATTAATTCTTTTTCATCTTCCCATTTTTTTTCTAATAAACTTATGGCTTCTGGATTCTTTGATAATTCTTTCCAACTTATTTTTTCATAAGGTTTTAGACGATTAAATTCACGAACCTCTAAATCAAACTCTTCACTTTCTTTTGTTATTAGCATTTCAATAGCTTTAGGATTTGTATTCGCAGAGAAAATATCCCACTCTATTTTATTGTAATTTTCAGGCAAACTTAAAAACTCAATAGCTTCTGTAGATGTATTTGCTGACATATTTACCCAATCTATATTATTGTCGCTACTACTACTACTGGCATTTCCTCTTGCTAATAATCGTAGTTCTTTAATTATTTGGATAGCCTTAGGGTTTGTATTACTTGAAAAAATACGCATTTTTATTTTATTTCTATGTGTATCTAATATATCTATTGCGTATGGGTTTTTTGATAGAGCATCCCAATTTATATCAGGATTATCTGGATTTATCCTTATTTCTTCTTTTAATAATTCAATTGCTCTTGAATTTGTATTTTCACATAATTTAGAATAATTTATATATTTTTTATTCTCTGGCAAACTTAAGAAATCAAGAGCATTTGGGTTAAGAGAAAGGAAGTCAAGAACAAATGTTAATTTGCGACGCGGAATCCAATCTCTTAATTTGTATTCAAGTAAAGTTTTATATTTATTAGTAATTATTTTTATTGTATCATCTGGTAAATCTGATATTAATGTTTTTAATGGTAATAATTTAGCTTTTATTTTTTGGTTTATTGTCATTTTTGATAAATCTACATATTCATTTAATATTTTAACATCTTCGCAATAAGCAGTTAGATTATCAACTGTAATTTTTAACATTTTTGCCATTATTCCTTTAATATCCTTGTTTTTACACATTACATTGTAGTCTTCTATAGAAAGCCTAAGTTTAGGATTATCTTCAGAAAGTTCTATTTCTCCATTTAGTAATTTACTTAAATCAATTAAAAGAGGTGATTTTGGTTTATTAGTAATTACTCTATATGTTAAATCTGTTTTATTCATTTTATCATATTCTTCACGTTTTGATTGCCGTATATGTGATAAAGATTGCATCTTCCTGTAATATACTAATAATATAAAAATAAACCCATATTATATATAATTTTCAAGAAAAGGCATGTTTCCACATAACCAATATTTGAGTAAATACAAATGATCTCTTATTAAAATAATTTTTTGTGATATCTTTCGGCGTATTATATAAGCAATAGGGCTTTCTGATAATAATGAAACTTGGCCAGACATTTTATAAATTATACTATATATATTATTTATAAAAATATTAAGTATATTTATAATAATAAATATGGAAATAAAAAACCCTAAACCATTTCCTTTTAATACATGTGAAGTTAGGGGTGAAATAGTAGATCAACCCTATTCAGCATCTATAAATATTTTATCATGTATTATTCTTCTTTATTTACTATCTCAAGCAAAGCATATAGAAATAAAGTTTTTTATATTATCTTTATTTATATTTCAAGCATACCACGCATATTCTCATATGTTCTGGAGCAATAATGAATATAGTTTAGAGCATGTATATATTATCCACGCTATTTCATATCTTATAGTTATTGCTCTAATTACAGCAATATCATTTATTACTGGTAAATTTCCTAATATTCCTATAATATTTACAGCAATACTTCTTGACATATACATATTATATAATTATATAGGAACTGTATATAATGCTATCTCTGGAATAAATATATGGGTTATTGTGCTTATTACTGGGTTATGGAATGTTAAATTACCTATTAATGTAAAGCGATTACTACCAATATTGTTAATATTATTTGTTATCATCATCGCTTTATTCTTTAATGAAAAATACAATTGTGACGCAATGATGAAAGCTCATCCATTTCCATATCATACAGCAATAGAGACTATGGGGTTAATAATTTCGGCATTGTTCGCATATATATTTATATTGCTGGAGTTAGATAAAAGTAAATAAAAGCGAATGAATAAATATGTTCTAATTTTAAAAGAGAATGTTAAAAATTGATTAAGCTTATTAAATGGATATAACAAGAGCCAATAAGCCGACGCAAAGAAGACGTGCAAATTAACAACAGCAAAGAAGAAGACAACAAATAAATCGCTTTCAACTACTCCTTATCAGCAATGAACTTCAATGATGATGATGGAATAAACGAGCAATTTAATAATTTAAATAGGATGCCATTCAAATTTATCAATAAAATTATAGACAAGATTAATGATAATAAGTATCTCATTAAAATTACCTTTCGTGAACTAATGGCAGAATCAACCCCTATTATATTCAATCGTGAATTAGAACAGACAAAGATAGATGAATTATATACATCTATCTTGGATGGATATGATATTCCTTTCACTATTGATGCTATATATGATCCAAATACCAATATACAAGAAAAAAACATCAAGATTATAAATGGAAACCATCGGCATGGGGCCATATGTAAATATATAACAGAATGTGATAAGCATTTTGATTGCGATTTCAAGGTATATGTATGGATTTATGTTGTTGTAGACTGTGAGACTACAAATGTTAAGCAGAGCATTGAATTATATACTAAAATAAATAACCATCTGCCATTTAAAAAGGCAATTTATGTTGATATAATAGCAACAAAATTAATTGATAAACTTTGTAGCGCAGAAACTAAACGGAAACATCCTATTATGAAAGCAATTTTGACAACTAATGGTGAAAAATGCCAACAACCTAACATAAATAAAAAAGAGGTATTTAATCTTCTAAATAATAATAAGGAAATAATTGATACCTTCCTATCAAAATACTCTAATACAGACGATATTATTTCTCAATTTATTAATAATATGATAGAGATTAATCATAGATTATCTATTAAGGATTTTAATGATTTATATAGTGATAATCCATCCGCAAAAAATAAGGCATATTTTGATAAAGCTTTCAAAATTGGTTTCTTCTTAAACCAAAAAAATTCTAAATATCCTAAAGAGGAATGGATAAAGTTCTTATGCGATCCTACCAGAATTTAATATCAATAAAGTCTATAAGTATATATATGTATAATTATACATATAAATATTATAATATTTATTATAAATGTATATTTTTTATCTTGACAATATGGAGAATTAATTTTTCTATTGTTTACTATATATTTTTTTGTGCGCTTATCTATTGGGTGGGCATATTGAAATACCATTATCATCACATCACTTACGTCATCAAACGCATTAGATTTCATAAACTCATTATAGCGTTCCTCGTGAACACTTTGTAATTTATCCTCAAGTATTATTTTTTGCTTAATAAGTCTAATAAGTTTTAGTTGTTTTTCCTTTAAAAACTCTTCAAATACTATAAGTGATTTTGAAGGTTGATTATTACGCGTAACTGATAATGCATTTACATTTTTTTGCTGATTATTAATAATATCCGAAATATTTGCGATTTCAATTTCAATCTTTGAATAATTTTTGCGAGAATTCATAGTTGTTTTTACATCTAAAAAATATAAATCATTTTTTTATTATTAAAATTAATATTGTTACATATATATTCTTCTTGTTTATATTCAATACCATCCCATCCTAAAATATAAATGAGGAAAGGTAAGCTATTCCATTTAGAATTTGTATTACCATAAAGGCTATTACGCATATAAATCTTAATATTTTAAGATTGACTATTATGAAATCAAGAATTAATTCAAACCTATCTTTTTTATATATCCTCTTATATTCTATATGATAATTCATCTTTTATAGAGGAGTATTTGCTTGTAAAGAATAAAGATTGCTTCAAGAGTTTTGCTTAGTTAATTGTTAAAAAAATAATAACACAATCATATCAATTTTTATAATATTATAACATATTTAGACATATACAAATTATTATTACCTAAGCAGTATATATCCTATTCATCATCATCGTCATCTTCATCATCCTGTTTGTATCCAATACCGGCCCAACCTTTTGCTTCATAAGGTTTATTTAATAGTTTTTCTAAATATGCTTTAAGCTGATTGCGGTCAGGACATTTCTTACCCTTGACCACATTAGATATACTCCATAATCTGAAGTCTGTATATAGTTTTGTAATAGTAATACGAGGCTCCTTAATTTGTGGATCAATTATAATACGGTCATTAATGAATTGTCCAACAATATCATTATTCTGCTTATAACTCTCCGTCGCAACACGAACTTCGCTTGGTTCCGCAATTGCCATAGGGTTAATATGCTTATGTCTATCAATAAGTAGACTAATAAATATCTCCTTCCATCTTTCAAATTTATCTGACAGCTCTAAATCCATATAAAATTCTGTTGGTTTATTAATATCCGGGGTCTCTGTAAATTTACTTGAGAAATTACAAACTTTGATACGGCGCCAAGTTCCGCCATCATCACTTGGAATTTCTGGCAATTCATTACAAGTTAATATCATTTTGAATTGCGGCTTAAATTCATAAGGTTCTTTAAATAGAGTTCTTACCAATATCCTATCTTGTCCTGATAATTCTTTCATCAATCCAATATTAAGCCTGTCATTTTCGCTTGGTTCTTGCATAACCGCAAATCGCCTTCCCTTAGTTCTTTCTAATTCACTTTGCGCAGCATTACTGGCAGCACGCTTTTGTGTTAGTAGAGCAATAGGCAATATACAATAATATTCACCAATAGATTTTTGAATTAAATCTAAGAGTCGCGATTTTCCATTACTGCCCTGTCCGGTAAATATATAGAAACGTTCTTGAGCAATACTTCCATCTATAATACAAGCCAGAACATCCATCACATAATTTCTCAAATTTTTATTAGTAAATATCTTAGAGAAGAATTCATTGATTTCTGCTACTTCTGGTAATTCACTATTGTAATGAATATAATTTAGCTTTGTGCTTAGCAAAATATAATCATCTGGCATACCATCACGAAACATATGCATCTTCAAATCATAAACACCATTATCAAACCCTATTAAATGCGATCTGCTATCAAGCAATTCCTCAAACTTCTCATCAATGAAAAGCGTTCGGCATTCTTTCATTATGGCATCCTTGAAGTTAGAGTTTTTCAATTGCGTCGCAATTTTTAGACATTTCTTGCTTCGCTCATCATTAATTGCTTTTAATGTAGGATCTTCGGTATATTCATTATAATAATTTGAACGTTCCATAAATTTTTTACAGATATCAGTGCTGAGAATTTTCCGTAAATCTAATCCTTCCCTTGCACGAACCCAACGATGCCTTTGTTTATCATATTTATACCAAATATCCTTTGAGATTGCTTTGAATTCGTCCTTAAATATAGAATGAACAACGCACGCAATATCATAATGCGCTCCATCACTTGATATACTTTGGTCAATCTTAGGAATAATAGCTTTGTCAAGAATATTAACATATTTTACTAAATTATCTTGCTTTGCCCACCAGCGAAGCGTTCCTATTCCCATATTGTCTTTTCTCATCTTATCCCAGAGCTGATGGCATTCACCTTCAATATATACACTACTAATTTTTGAAAACTCAACCCATGTTTCAAGTAACCTATAATCTATATTTCTTAATACCCAACCTAAGTTAATCCAATCTGTATAATTATCTGCTCTTGATGAAGATAAACAATCTACAAGATTTTTAGCAAAACTAAATTCATCATCAGATATATAACTACGATTAATATTTAATGATTTGCCAAAAATATTATTCTGTAATTTATTTTTCAATTTTTGGTCAATTGCTGGTAAGATATGCTTACAATATTGGCTAATTTCTACATCAAATTCTTGCTTGACAAAGTTTTGAATATTATCGGAAAATTTACGCATAGAAAACAGTTTAATAAAATTGATTTCATCAGCTGCGTTTAATGTATATTGAGTATTTACAGTTTCATTATTAATATATTTATAAATACTTGATACACGATAAGTATCGCAATCAGGTTTCTTAGAACCATACATTTGCCAGCAATTAACATCTATAATTGCTTTATCAACAATAGAATCATAATCATTGCAAATAGGCAAATCTTTAAAAATATCTATGGCGACATCTAATATCTTTCGTCTAATAAAATGATGAACATTATTATTAACAATAATATATGGAAATATAATATGCAACCCATCTTTTAGCTTGTTCCGGAATTCAACTGGATTTGGTTTTTCCATAACATACGCAACATTAGCTTCTTCCGGAACATTTAAATATTGATTAATTACTTTAAAATAACTATTTACAATATTATATATATTTTCCAGCGTATATACGCGATCATATTTCTTTTTACTATTTAACGATGAATTGGAATCATGGGAATTATAAATGCCTGATTTATCATCAGGTATAGTAAAACGGAAATCTATATCAACACGAAGAGCGCTCGGCTCAGTGGGTTTTTCAGTAAAATATAAAGGGACACCATTTGTAAGCGCAAGGCTGTAAATATTCATAAATTCATCATAGTTGTCTTCTGGAACACAAATTGATATTTTAGGATAACCGATACTTGTATTTGTATATGGCTTACCTTTTTCAACCTTATATTTGTTAATAAATGAACGTAATTCTTCATTTATACCCATTATTTTAATGTTTTAATATACTTATATATATATCAATTTTTATTTTTATACATTTTTATTTTTAGCAAAATAAAATTACTTTCTGTATATTATGTAGAGAAAAATATATATGATAATCATTAAAGAAAATATAAAATATAATAGTCCAAAAAATGCGAAAAATCCATATATTTTTTCAAAAGAATCATTAATTCACTTAATAAATACATGGAATAAACATAAGCCCGATAAAATAATATACAAAAAAACGGACTCAATATCAAAATTATCTAATCTACTAAATGAAAAGATAAAGCCTATATGTGATGATAAGCAATACTGGTGCTGGCCTGGAGCTATTTCTAAAATAACAAACAACGCAAAAACTAAGGATATAATCAAAATGATTGAAAAAGAAGAGTTACGTCCGGAAATGCCAATTGAATGGTATGCGAATTCAAAAGAATGGTTAAGTAATTATGATATTGAAGATGTAATGCTGCAATATGATAAAAGTCCTGAATATAAATATGCGTTTTTAGGAGTTTATCCAATTGATTTTTCAGAGGAAGATAAGTTTGGAAGATGTTTATATAGTCAAATATGCTCTCTTGATATAAAAAAATATATCAATAAGAAGATTAAACATTTAGGACTAATCACAAATCTTGATAAACATAATCAATCTGGGTCTCATTGGACATCTACATTTATTATTATAGATCCTAAAAATAAATGTTATGGTGCGCATTATTATGATAGTAATGCTATATCTATTCCAGCATATGTTAAAAAATTCATTAATAATATAAAGGAGCGTCTGTTAACAATATATCCCAAAAGTAAATTTAATATTACATTTAATACTGTGAGACATCAACAAAAAAACACAGAATGTGGTATGTTTTCTATGACGCATCAAATAAGATGGTTAAATAGTATTTTAAAATATAAAGATTTAAATCTTCCTGACCCATATAAGGACGCAAATTTCATAAAATGTATTACAAATAATAATAAAATAACTGATGATAATATGAATGTTAGCCGCAAATATTTATATCGTCCAAATATTAATGCGTATATATCTCAAAAAAATATAAAACTTTAATTAAAACAACAATTACTTAAACAAAAAATTAAATGTAATTATTAATAAATAAGTGTAAATGGCAATAATAGATGAATTTAAATCAGAAAAAAATAGGGATTTAATAATTCACGCATCAAATAAAATGTTATTTGACAAATATAAATTATCTTTAAGAGTAGAAATATTAACAAATATAATAAATACAATAATATCATCTATGAGTAAAGATGCGATATTAATGAACAATACAGTAAAACTTATGGAATTAAATACAATAACTTTGGCTAAAATGAAAGATTATATAATAAAAAATATTGATAATATAAATGCCACAAATGTAATAGATAATAATGAAAATAATACTATTAATGAAGCAAATACTACCGAATTTAATAATGAAAATTATGATAATAAAACAGATATTTTAACAAATGAAGAATTATTAATTAGAGTAAAAGAATATGAACATAAAAGAGAAATATCAAAAACAATATTTGAAAATAATATAGATACAGCTTTGCTATCAACTAATAATAATAATACTAATAATACTAATAATAATTTAATTTCAGAAATTATGGAAAAAGTTTTAACATCTCTTAATACAAATACAAACACAAATATTAATAAAAAAACATTAATTATAAATAGTTTTAACAGAGATTGGATAAATAATCCTAATCGTAATAAACTAACAATTTCAGTTAATATAGACTTGGCAAATAATATTATTGAACCATTAAAGATTTTATTTCCAAAATATGTGAAAGAATTAACACCATATATAATATTAGTTATTACAGATAATCACAAAACATTTAAATATACATTTTTGTATAGTAAATCATCGGGTAAATGGGATATTTGGAAATTAATAAATAAAGGTGATAATATTAATAATAATATTAATTTAGTAAATAAAAACTGGAAAATTAATTTTTTAGATTATCATAATAATGAGCTTAATTTGGGGAAAGATGATATTAAAATAAATAATATTAATGATTATAATAATGGTACATATGATAATACTAATTTATATATTGAAACAAATATAGAAAGTCTTTTAATACCATCTAATCATATAATTGATAATCATATAAAAGATACTAATAAATTAAATTTATATGAACTAAATATTGATTATTCCAATTTATTAGAATATGATGAATATAAATTGAATGTTATATCTAAATATGATTATATGCAAATGAAAACTATTAATAATGAATATATTAATATTAAAGTTGTTGATATTAATAATGATATGGGAAAAATAATAATTTTAAATGAAAATAATTTAACAAAAGATATATTTATTAATTCATCCTTATTAAATTATGGGGCTCAATATTCAATTATTTTAACATATTACCCTAAGAGAATTTGAACATAATAAAATATTACATATATTACATAACTAATATTAATAACGCCGAAAATATAAAAATAAGCATGGTTATAATATCCAGCCTATAGCGTAATTTCATTTTTTCTTTTTCTGATATTATTAAATATGAAGTTGTAGTAATTTTTTCAGGGTTTTGATATATATATTTACTTTTTTCTGCTATTTCATATATATATTTATATACATATGTATAATTAAGAAGATTGTCAATATTTATACTATCTATATCATTGTTATTAACAATAATTAATATTAAACCAATAAGTAAACAAAACATAATAATATGTAAAACAATATTTGAAGAATTAATATGTAAATTCAAATAATTAACAATAATTCGCAATTTATAAGAATCATAATTAATTATTATAACACTTAATATTATTAGTAATATATATATAACTGAATAAACAACTATACCTCTATATATTGTTCCAATTACATTATAATCAATTAAAAACTCAATTAAAACCATTGTAAATATTCGTATAAGTAATATAATACCTATAAAAATAATTTTATCTTGAAATGTTATTTTTAAAATTTCATTTGGATCTAATTCACCATCTTTAAACCGCTCATATAATTTATTTTCTTGTTTTAAAGTATCTATTGTAAAACCTTTTGCTTTGTTTTTTTGTGTCTCTTTTATATAATCATTCCATATATTTTTATAAATAGAAGTTATACTATTTCCTACCACATTAAGTTGTTTATTATTATTATTTTTATTTTCAAATGGATCTTCTGTATCTTCTATTCCCTCATTTGTCTTAATACTTATGATAAGATTTTCAATAAATTTATTTAATTTAAATAAATCCTTATATTTATCTTCATAATATTTATTACTTTTTTTCTCTCCTCCTGTTAATTTGTATCTACCGCCGTCTGATGGTCTTCTTCCATATCCTCTGTCTCTGTCTCTGTATCTATTGTCATCATCATCCTCATTTCTTCTATTATTATTTTTTGTATTTTCTATATTTTTCTTATCTTCAATATTTTTTGCCAAAAGTTTTGTTATTTCCGTCTCTTCATTTATAATTAATTCTAATATAGATATATTAGATATATAATCTTTTTCCTTTGTATTATCTTTCCCTTTTTTATAATCTGGAAATATTTTTCGTATAGCTGTTAATTCTTTATTATATTCAAGCTTATTTAAATTTACTAAATAATTAAGAAGATCATTTAATTTATTTAATTGCCTATATAATAATTCTTTCATTTCTCCTAATAATTTTTTTCTTGATTCTAAATCAATACGTTCATTACTAATATCTTTTAGTTTAGCATTTACATCATTAACCTGTGTATTATTAATATTTATAGTTTCATAATAAATTTCATTTTTAAATTTATCTATAACTTCATTATATTCTGTATTACTATTTTTTTTATTTTTTTCTTGATTTGGATTTTTTAAATTTTCCTCATATTCTGATAATTCTTTAATAATTTGTAATGATTCTAATTTAATAAAATTACATAAATCTTTGTATATTTTTTTATTTTTTTCATGTAACATTTTAAGTTTTTTATTATCTTCATCAATATTATTTAAAACAACACTACTATCATCTTTCCCCCCTCTATCACGATTTTTTAATTCATTATTTTTTTTTAAATTATCTTCAGTTTTTTTTATATTTTTATCTTTTTTATTTATTATTTCA